AGGTTTCGCTGGTATACGACTAATTAAGTTCGCTGAGAAGTGTCTTAAAGAGGATGGAGTATCTGTGTTAACAATTAATATAAAAGTACATAAGCCTTTCGACAAGGTTCTTGAGAGGCTTAAGTTTAAACACATTGAACGTGTATATTCTAAATACTTAGGGAGTAATTAGTATGGCTGTAACAGGTACAATACTTTTAACCGCTACAGCAAGTGCTACTGCTACTGCTATAGCTACAGGTACTATGGCGGCTTTTGCTACTAACTTTCTTGTAGCGGCGGCTTTAGGTGCGGCTATGCACGCTCTTACTCCTAAGCCTTCTCCTTCAGGTGTTAATAGAGGTTATGATGTTAATGGTTTAGCTACAGGCACTGCTCTAGATCATCAGATAATATATGGTAAAGCTCGTGTTGGTGGTGTTCGTATATATGATGAATCTACAGGTACTGATAATAAATACCTACACCGTATTATAGCTTTTACTGGGCATGAGATACAATCATTTGAGAACATATATGTTAATGATGAAGTTGTTACTTTAGATAGTAATGGTTTTGTAACTAGCCCAACTCACTACAACAGTAAGATACGTATTAAGTTGCATCTAGGTGCTTCAGATCAAACTGCTGATAGTACTCTTGTAGCTGAGTCTGCACACTGGACTTCTGCTCACAGACTACGTGGCATATCTTACTTGTATGTACGTATGGAGTATGATACTGATTCTTTCCCTGATGGCATACCTAACTTTACAGCTACTATAAAAGGTAAGAAGGTTTACGATCCACGTAATTCTACTACAGCATGGTCTGCAAACCCTGCGTTATGTATACGTGATTATCTAACTTCTTCTTATGGTTTATCTGAAGCTGTAGCTAACATAGATGATGCTCTTGTAGCTACTGCCGCTAATGTATGTGACCAAACAAACACTATAGCTAATACAACTAGGTATACATGTAATGGTGGTTTTACTACTGGATCAACTCCTTACGAGATGCTAAGTAATTTATTAACGTCTATGGGTGGATCTTTATGGTATGCTCAAGGTAAGTGGCGCATGAAACCTGCTTACTGGACTACACCAGTAATGGATCTAAATGAGGACGACTTAAGAGGTAGTATATCTTTATCTACTCGTCACTCTCGTCGTGATAACTTTAATACTATTAAGGGTACATTTAAAGGTGAGGAATCTAACTGGCAAGTAACAGATTATCCAGAAGTAACTAACTCTGCTTTTGTTACAGCAGATAATGGTCAAGTATCAGTCGCTGATGTAGATCTAGGATTTACTGATGACTCTATTGGTGCTAGAAGATTATCTAGAATTACCTTGGAGCGTAATAGACAACAGCTTACAGTGGGTGCTAGTTTTGGTCTTAGGACATTAAGTCTACAAGTAGGTGACAATGTAAGAATAACTAACTCTAGGTTTGGTTGGACTAACAAAGAGTTTGAAGTTGTGCAATGGTCTTTTGGTCTTTCAGAGGACTTGGACTTACAAGTTAATATGACACTACGTGAGACTGCTGAAACTGTATTTGATGAAGTGTCTGATGGTATAGTATACGAGAGAGATAACACAACTTTCTGGTCTCCATTTGAAGTAGAGATACCCCAGACTTTACAAGCTACACCAAGCACATTTAATAATGCTGATGGTACAACTATACCTCAAGTGTTGTTTAGTTGGGCTTCTACTAACGATAGTGTTATAGAGCAGTATGAGTTCCAATGGAAGATTTCTACTGATACTGATTACAACTCTGTAATACTTACTAACAAAGAGTTCTTGTTATCTCCAATAAAGAGTGGAGTTGCTTACAACTATAGAGTTAGGTCTATAAACCACTTAGGTGTTAAGTCTAATTTTGTCAGTGGGGCTTCTCCTATTAGTACAACTAATGATGCTACAATACCTAATCCACCTACGTCTCTTAATACTACGGGAGGGTATGGTAATGCTGGTGTTTATTGGACACCCCCTACTACTAATACAGACTCAAGTACAATAGATGATCTGTTTCAGTATAAGGTATATAGAAATACAGCTAACAACTTTGGTACAGCTACTCTTGTTGGTCGTGTTGCATCTGATGCATTTACTGATACAGGTCTTGCTGACCAGACTTTATATTACTACTGGGTAACTGCTTTAGACTTTACAGGTAATGAGAGTTCAGAAAGTTCTGTAGTATCTGTTACTACTGCTGTAGCACCTACAGGACCAGCAGGGGACGATGGAGCTAGGGGAGCAGGTCGTTGGAACATACAGGTTAGTAGCCTACCTACAACTTCTAGTGGGGCTGACACGGACTTTACAGCCGCTATAGGAGATCCTGTAGACAGAGATCAAGCATGGTTTTATACTGGTACTCAAGCTAACCCTACATCACAGAATGTGTGGATCTATAATTTATCTGGTGACAGTTGGGTTCAACAGACTGAGGTTATTGATGGTAGTCTTGTAGTGTCTGGCACTGTAACAGCAGACAGATTAGAGAGCCAAGTACTTTCTACTCTAGGGCTTACTATTGGTACTCTGTCTAGTTCTGCTTCTGGTGAACGTATTGTTATAAGTGACGACAAGATACTTGTATACGATGCTAGTAATACGATAAGAGTTAAAATAGGAAACTTAGCATAATGTCTTACGGTATGCAATTATTTACTAACCAAGGTTTAGTAGATGTAGCTAATATTGAGGTAGCCAGATTTGTTTATACCTTTAGTGGTACAAGTACATCTGGCACTCATACTGTTACAGCTTTTGATGATAGTAATGGTTTAGGTCACATATCTTGTATAACTAACGATAAGAAGGCTCCACCACAGTTTTCTTGGAATAACTCAACAAAAGTTTTAAGTTGGCAAGCACCTAACTCAAACCCTAATGTACCAAACATATTTCAACAAAGCACTAGTTTTAGATTTGTATTTTGGAGATTTGATTAATGTCATATGGCGTAACTATTACAAACTCACAGAACCATAAAGTTATACAAGATGGTGATCCTATATATGCACTAAAAAGATCAGGTACGTTATCTCCTGTAAAACAAGGACCAGAGACAGGTTGGTATGCTTATGATGTATCAGTTAGTTCTGCTGAGCCTACAGGTACAGAAGAGGTGTTCTTTAAGGTAAATGTTGGTAACTGGATAGCACATAAGCCATTCTTTTCTTGGTTAGGTGGACCTCCTTGGCAGTACCAGTATTATGAACCTGAGTTATCACAATATAACTCTTTGTGGAATCACTCTAGTAACCAGAGTACTTTACCTTATTATGTATTTGATAGGATGGACAATATACCTAATGCTGGCAATCCTTCGGGTTATGGTATGCAAGTGTTTAACTCTAACGGTACAGTTTGTTGGGATAGTAACAAAGTAACAAACAGAGTTTCTAGAGGTGGTACTGTAGGTAGTACAAGTACTAACATATCTTCTACAGCTAATGCTATATCATTAAGGTCTTGGCAAGCCGCTGTAGGTCCTATCGTTAATGGTAATAGAAACTATTTGACTGGTCATGTAGCTACAAGAACTAGTACAAGTGCTTGGAACATTGCTATAGGAAATCAGGATTGGGGTTGGTTTGCTAGATCACCTTCGGATGGTACAACTGCTCAGATACCAAATTCACCATATATAAATAATGCTGACGCTAGATATTTACTAGCGTATGTTTAAATAAAGATAAGGAAAGTATAATGAGTATTAATCCTGTTAATGTAAGTTGGCCTACTAGATGATGGAAATGACAGATATATGGAGTAGTGTCCTAACACTAGGTGTTGGCTTTATTGGTTTTGTACTAAGAGGCTATGTAATAGAGTTAAGTAGACTACGAATACTACTAAACAGGACTAGAGAAGAGTATGTTACTAAAGTTGATTCAAATCAAGTTCTTGGTCAAATAATGAGTAAGTTTGATAGGATAGAAGAAAAGTTAGATAGACTTGTGGAGAGAAAATGATACGTGTACTTATACTACTTACCCTACTAATTAGTAATCCTGTTTTTGCTGAGGACGACGATACAATTAAATCGGAAAGCACAGTAACATCTGAAGGTACTATGGAGACCACTATTAACAGTCCTCCAC